AGATCTACACCAGTAGCTTGTTTTATTAAATCTGTATATTCTTTTGATCTTATATCTCTAAGTATACTTTCCATATACTCAGTACGCATTTCAACTCCATAAGGATCTTGTGAAAACGCTTTTATATCGTAAGTTCTTTGAGCTAAACCGTTTACTACAATATCAACAAACTTAGGTATTATAGGTACTGGTTTCCAATCTAAGTTTAAATAGCTTAAATCACCATTTATAGATAGTTCGTCTTTATATTTTTGTATAGACTGCTCACCTCTAGCATAAAGCCTCAAATTGTGAAAATCGTTTTTAGTAGTTATATGTCTACCTGCTCTAGATCCTCTATCATCAGAAAACCACTCTTGTTCAATAGCTCTTGCTACTTTTAAACCATATTCTGCAGTCATCTTTTCTAGATCACTAACAGCTTGACTTGGAAAATAATTTTTTATAACTGACTCAGCCATAATTATCTTTTAATTATTTTAGATGTAAAACCATCTTGATTATACCTACTTATGTTTATGTTTAACTTTGCTTTATAAGCAGGAGCTTTTGGTGAGTATAAATGTCTATTACAACCCATAATAGCTAATCCTGAACTTATAGCAGCATCAAACTTTGTTCTTTTATTTATATCAAATTTAGCCCAATCATTAAGTGTTTCATTAAAATACATTGAACCATAGTTACCATCACCTAAGTGACCTATATGATCATTGATATACATTTCAATTGCAGCAGCGTGTGCTTGTTTAATATCTTCACTAGAGTTTGGTATACCACCAATTTCTTTTTCTGCTGCAGATAATTTATTCCAGATTTTATCAGGTCTATTCATACTAAACCCTCTATAACCTCTTCGTTTAAAATAATATAAAAGTCTTGGTTTGTTGTTTTCTGCTAATAGTGGCATACCGTAAAATACACAAGCCATTAGCACATCTTCAAAAAATATTTCAGCGGTTTGTGGTCTAGCAATATATTCTAAAAAAAATGTATTAGCTGGAGCATCTTCCATACTAAACTTAGTTAAACCATGAAGAGCACCGTTCGATCCACGACCATCAACTGTACCGCTAATATCATAGCTATCACAGCCAAAAGCTCCCATATGTTCATTTCCAGGATATTTAATCCCATTTTTAACTATCACTCTATTTTGCAAATTTTGAGGTGGTGCCCAGCTAATTTTAAACCTTCCTGTAGGATCCGGATTAAAAACTACACTTGTATCTTTAACACCATTAACCCATTGAAAGCTACCGGTTGTAGTTACAGCAGTATTTCTAATACCTTCATTATAGTCTATTTGCTCATATATTTTTACAAGATTAAATAAACTGTTTTTTGTTTCATCTCTGAAAGCATGCTCTTCAGTTCTAGGAAACTGTCTGTAAAATTCATTTAAAGCATCTTGATCTTCTTTAAGCCCTTCAACTTCATTATCCCAGTGGTTAATTACACCAATATCTATTAGTTCGCCGTCTGGTCCATAAACGTCCCGTCCTGGAGTACTAAATACTGGCCGTCCAAACTCATCAATAAATCCTTCAAAGTTCCATTCCATTGGGATAAACAAAGAATATAAACCAGATCGTGTCTGACCATTTTTATTACGTTTTGTGACATCGCTGTCGTTATACAATTTTTTAAAGTTATCACCACCTTTATCTAAAGCGTTAGATGTTGATCCCATCATACATTTACCTATAATCTTACTACCTAATCTTAAACAAGTTTTTGTTACTCGCCAATTATTAAGAATATTATCAGGTCTTTCCCACTTACCACTTTCATCGTGTACTAATAAAGAAAGCTTTTCACCATCATAACTATTGTCACCAGTATTTTTCCAGTCAATAGTAGTATCAAGACCTTTTATGTCTTCAAGCTTTTCATTGGTATCAAGCTTTTTACGAGTAAACTTACTAGCAGGTACACGATATGCAAGTTCAGACTTAGGTCTATCCATACCATCTTGTATAGGCTTAAAGAAAAAAGGATAGTTTATAGATATTGGTACTACTTTGTCGGTAAACATTTTTTTAGCATCTGCACCGCTTTTTGACAGTATACCATATCTTGAATCGCTAGATATTGTAGCTTGATTTACAGTTTCAGCTGAACTCATAAAAGAAAAACCAGAACGTCTGTTTTTAAGATAACACATACCATAGCATCGTTTATCTACTTTACAAGCTTCCCAAAATAAAAAAAACAACCTATTTGCTTCACGAAAATCTGGAGCGCCTACATCAATCTTACTCCATTGTAAATACATATAGTGACTACCTGTTATATACGTAGGCACGCCATCGTTATTAAACCAAAAACCTTCTTCACGCCGTTTGAACTCTTCATCAATATAATCATACCATTTTGGTTTTTCATCTTCAGGATATGCACGCCAATCAAATATAGTTTTTACTTTTTTAAGTATACTAGGTTTTTCTATTTGCTTCCACTTTTTTTCTTCGTTACAATATATATTTTTAGGAACTTTAGGCAAAGCTATTTTTAAACCTTGTATTTCATAAATATCACCTATTTGACCTGTGTTACTCAATACAACAACATCGTGTATAGCATCATAGCCTTGCTGCCACTTCCTGCCTTTATTAAGACGCTTAATAGTAGTAATTTTTATTGGCTCTATTATTTTATATAAAGTTTGCTCGTACATTATTTAGATCTACCTTCAGCAAAACCTTTAAAAACTCTTTCTTCTTTCTTGTCTTCTGTTTTACCATCAAGTATAGCTTGCTCTTCTTGTATTCTATTTAGTATTTCAAAAGCATCAAATATAGCTAATTTTTTCGTAGCAGCAGCATTTTTAAGTCTATCAGCAGTAATGTCATCACCACTGTCAACTATAGCTTCTTTAGCAACTTTAATTAACTCTTCAACTGCTCTATGTCCAGCTTGGATTATATTCTTCTTCGTTTCCTTGATATTCATACTTGATAGTTATAAATTGATTCATCACTCTATATAGTCTTTGATTATCAATAATAAATTCATATTTACTGTTTGGTCTAACACCAACTAAATCTTGTTTATTAAAAGAGCCATCAGAGTACTTTATAACGCCTATAAGTGGTCTCTCGTGATCCGTATCATACTTATCTATAGATTTAAGTGGCATTATAAAAGAAAAGCCGTTAGGAGCTGTCCAATTACTTTTATCGTTTTTATATAAAAATATTTGATCTTTAAAAACTATGTAAGTGTCTTCGTTAAAATAAGCCTTACTATTTCTTTCTTTACCCTTAACGTCATGCCACCTTCTAAAAACATTATGATGCACTATAATAGTGTCACCTGGCTTAATTCCTAAATCATCACCAACTATAGGGCATGATATAACTTCGGCTTCTCTATTAACAAACTGATGATTAAATATCTCTGTATTTATTATAAGATTTTTATCACCTATTTTTTTAGTATTGTTATATCTACCACCTTTTGGTTTTATAACAAAACCATAAATACTTTTCATTAATATTCTAAATTATACTCAACTGATATAGCCATGTTTTTATTAAAATCTTTCCAAGGCAGTACATCTTTGTTTTTTTTAATATATATACTATACTTTTCATCTTCTTCCATAATATTACAAATGGTATGACCACCATAAACTTCTTGACCTACAGAGTAGTGCATAGCGTCTATTTTGTAATCTTTGCCAACTGTAATCTTACGAATTAATTTCGTTTGATTCATTTGAACTGTAGTTTATTGTACCATCTTCCAAACTTACATCATGAGTACCATATTTTTCTTCAAGCTCTTTTTGAGCTGACATCATATAATTTCTCATTTCAAAAATGTCATGCAGCATACTATGCTTTTGTGACTCAATGATACCGATTTGTTTTTGTGCTTGATTAATTCCTTTAGCTAATGATTGAAGTTTATGAAGTTCTTGAGTTTCAATTTTTTTAGCTTTAGGTTTAAGGTCAACGATCTTGTCCTTTTTACGGGTTTTTGTTTTTGACATAATAAATTTAATTTAATTAGTTATAATTATTATCACTTACTCTAAGATACTTTAACAACTCCACGATCTAAGTAAAACAATCCTTGAGTAGAAGGTCTACTTGTAGGTAAAGCTCTACCATTTGCAATAGTAGTAGCATCTACAACAGTGTCGTCAGCACTGTTTTGAACAGACTTAAC